GTTGGTTCATACTTCTCAATTAGCCCTGGAAGTTGGGCAGTAACTGTACTTAAAATCCAACTTGACATCTTATTTTAACGAACGATTATTTAACTGTTCGCTCGATATTGAAACTGTCGGAAACAAGCATTGGCTTCATGGTTTCGCAAATGAACTCGTAGCATTCATCTGCGCTTGGAGATTTGGTAGTTTTATAGTACTCATCCAGCATTTGCTTAAGAAGTCCTTTCGAAAGACTCCAGGGCTTATTCCATTCCCTTGGCCTCTGAATTTTTATCGTAGATCCATCATCAGAAATTTCAAGCTTCTTGAATTCTGAAAATTCAGGTCTGCGAATAATTTCAACAATTCGATTTTCAGCTTCGGAACGAACGCGACGAAGTTCTTGGACTTTTGCATTCACTTCGCGAAGTTTGTTATCTAAATCACGATACTCTTGCACGCGGGCCTTAAGTTCAGACGTAGACATTTTTGGACTTATTAATTGGGCAGGAAGAATATCCGTTTTACATGTAAGGGATGTTCTTCAACGAACAACAGATCGAAAGTTTGAGAACTGCTTATAACGAAGAACACCGTAAGGATCCTCCTATTCAAAAAGCAGATACAGAAACTGTATGGAAAGAAATACAGACCCGGATGAAGCGCCAGTGTGATCGTGGAACTGCCGAATGTATTATTGGTTCAATGCTTTCTCGTCCAACAGCCCCAGAATCATGGAAAACTCATCCGGAAGAATGGTTATCGTCGGACGATATTGATGCAATTGAAAAACAGTATGAGCGAATACTTAAGAATTATCATTATGTGGGAACTGTTCCTATCGATTTTGGAAAACAATCAAAAACTGGCGAGTGTTTAGTTGATTCTTTGTGTTCACTTAGCATTCAGTCTCTTTACAAAAAAGGCTTTACACAAATAGGCATTGTTATTAATACCGATAAAAGCACTGGTCCCGGAAAGCACTGGATCGCTCTATTTTGCGATATTCGGCCAGAACTTGAGTTTCCACGTATAACGTACTGGGATTCTTATGCAAACAAACCTGAAAAAGAAATACAGGTTCTCATGCAGCGATGGAAAGAAGAATGGGATTCTACGGGCATTCATTCGAAACCGATGGTTAAATCGTACAACAAAACAAAACACCAGAAACAAGATTCTGAGTGCGGAATGTACTGCCTTTATTTTCACCTTTGCTGCCTTGCTGGAATATCTATGGAAAAACGTATTCCCGACGAAGTCGTTAGAGGTTTAAGAGGACTTCTGTATCAAATCAAGTAATGGAGGCAAAACATTATCTTGTTGGGATAGTTTCAATTTTTTTTGTAATTCTAATAGGGTACGCAATCTCTTCCGCTATAAATTCATGGAGTAAAGTATAATGGAAGGAGTTATGAGCTCCGTTATTCAATACGGTCCCTACGTAGGAGCAGCAGTTCTTGCTGGACTTCTTATTTGGGCGCTTATTTCCTATTTTACTCCAACAGAAACACAGGCGCTTGCAAAAGCTCTGCCTACATTCAAAGCTTATCAGGCTGTAACAAAACTTGCGCCTCTCGGATGTCCTCAAACGTATCGCTTGTGCGATTTCTATGTAGCTTCTTCCGGTTATTCTCTTTTTCCAGGATCTCAAATTTACGACTATATAACGGACGCAGTAATTCCTCTGCTAATGAAAGCCGGTCCTCGTCTCGTTGAACTAGACATTTATGCAGATTCTGAAAACAAACCAGTAGTTGGTCTTAAGAATCAAAAGCTTGGTACGGATTATGCCTATAATACAGTACCTTTTAGCGCATGTTGTGTGGCTATTGCAAATAATGCGTTTAATAGCGTATCTTGTCCTACAAGCAGCGATCCGCTAATGCTGAGCTTAGTGTTTCATACTAATAAAACTGATGTAATAAACGCATGTGCGGAAATTTTGAAAACTACCTGCCGCGCTTACCTACTTGACTCTACGTACAGCTATTCTCGCAAGAATATTGTTGTAGAGCCAGTATGTAATCTTCAGCGAAAGATTGTTATAGTTTCCGGCGGCCCTATGAAAGGAACTCTCATAGAAGAACTTGTGAATATCTCGTGGTCGACCTCTCACCTTCGTCGTTTAACTTATACTCAGGCCTCACAACCACACGATAAGGATGAACTTATTAAACATAACCGCAACGGAATCACGATGGTTGTTCCGGATCCAAGTTCTGATCTTATTAATTACAATCCTCAAATACTTCTTTCGTACGGATGCCAATGGATTCTCATGAATTACGGATCGGTTGATACCGCTATGGAGAATTATATTGGCGAGTTTCAAGAAAATAGCTTCGTTCTAAAACCAGTGGCCCTTCGAGCCCTCGTCCCCAAAAAATTCAAGACCCCAACAATGCCAGACCCGGGCGTTTCGTTCCAGCCTATGCAAAAGATTTCACCAATCTATAACGTGACAGTATAAATTCTCATCTACTAATAAAAATGGCAAATGCTTGGCTCGCGCATGTTAAAAAGACTATGCGGTCGCACAAGGGAAAGAAGTTTGGCCAAGTGCTAAAGATTGCAAAATCGTCTTACAAAAAACACGGAAAACGCGGTGGTGCTTCTGATTCTGATAGTTCCAGCGATTCGGATCCTAAGGAAAGTCCTATGGATTCGGAGCCGTCCAAGGATATGGAGGATATGTCGAAGGATATGCCTGATGGCGGTCGCCGTCGTCGTCGCCGCTCAGCTGGTCGTCGCACGCGCCGTCACCGTCGTCGTTAGAGAAAAAAAGAGATTACATTAAGTAAATACAATGGGCGGTGGATTGCTTCAACTTGTAGCATATGGAGCTCAGGACGCATACCTCTCCGGAAATCCCCAAATCACCTTTTGGAAAAGCATGTTTAAGCGCCACACTAATTTTGCAATGGAACCTTTTCGTATTAATTTTAACGGCCAGGCCTCATGGGGTACTAAACATTCGGCTATTCTAGGCCGTCATGCCGACCTACTGTATTCGACGTACCTCGAAGTCGTTCTTCTCCCAGGACAAGTTCTTAACAACGATCAAGGACGTCTTGGTTACAATCTTATTCGCTACGTTGAACTCGATATCGGTGGCCAAATTATCGATCGTATCTACGGAGAGTGGTTGTTCCTTTGGGATTGTCTAAGTTCTAACACCGATCAAGGTATGAAACTTAGCCGCATGGTTGCTGGGTCCGACACTCTTGGTGTTGGCACTTCCATTACGATCCCTCCTTCTAACGGATGCACAGGTGCTCGTGGAAGTAGCGATGTTCTTCCGACTGTTGTTTATGTCCCTCTAACCTTCTTTTATACTCGTAACCCCGGCGCAGCTCTCCCCCTAATTGCTCTTCAGTACCACGAAGTTAAGATCACACTTCAGTGGAATGATGCTACGTTTATTGCAGGAGCCTTTGCGGATGCAAAAACTCTCAAACAGCCGGTTCAAGCTGCAATTTATGTCGACTACATTTACCTTGATACGGAAGAGCGGCGGCGGATGGCCCAGCAGTCGCACGAGTACCTTATTGAGCAGACGCAGTTTAACGAGGATAAAGGCATTTCTTCATACAATAACCGTATTGACTTGACGTTCAATCACCCTGTAAAAGAGCTTGTATGGGTTGTCCAGGAAGAATATTACACGAACTGCTCAATGGCAACTAAGAAAGGTGCACCACGTCTCCAACCTTTCACGTATGACAAGTCCGCTGTGTTTGAACAGTGGATTCAGTTTAATGGCCAGGATCGTCTTGACCGTCGCTACGGCGATTACTATAATAAAGTCCAGCCTTACCAGCACCACACTGGTAGTTTTAATGCAATTAAAAATAACGACGGTGCCCCAAATACTGGCACAGTGGTTGGAGCTGCAGCAGGCCAGCTTGGTGCATACATGTACTCGTTTGCGCTCCGCCCCGAAGAGCACCAGCCTTCCGGCACGTGCAACTTCTCGCGCATTGATACGGCCACGATTGTAATGACGATCAGCGGAAACCAAGTTGTAAATCCTGACGATGACGATACGTGGAACGTTCGTGTGTATGCGGTCAACTATAACATTCTCCGCATCATGAGCGGTATGGGTGGTCTCGCATACAGCAACTAAACGTTTAGAACAAAGTTATTATTAATATTAAATGGCAGATACTTGTGCAATATGTCTTGAGGATATGGATATGAAAACTTTTGAAGATGAAAAAAACTCAACTGAAACTTGTGTGAAACTCGAATGCAAACACGCATTTCACACAAGGTGTATTATAACTTGCCTTTCAACACAAGATAAACAGTGTCCTCAATGCAATACTCCAAAAACAGTTGAAGATGAATTGTCTGGCCAAGGACTTATGAAAATTACCGTCCATAGATTCAAAAAGCAACCGCAAGTTAAGTCTTTACTCAACGAACTGAAAACTTCTAAAAAGGAATACGCTGGACTTCTGAAGAATTTACGGGATCAAACAAGAAAATTCATTAAGGAAAAGGTTAAAGAACTCAATATAAACGTTCATCGAAAATACTTTATTAAGTGCCTTCAGAAGATGCGAAAGATGGTTAAGGAAGAAGCAATAAGATTGGGCCCTTTGTATGTTGGAATACTTGAAAGTGACCGGGCTTGGCGCTCAAGGTACGGCGGCAGTTCAGTTGAAAAAATGCTTTACGGTTCTAGTTCATGGACGTTTTGGCGGCTTAAGAATCCGAAACTTCGGATTAATCTTATTTAATTAGAACCGTAAGGAACAATTTTATCTATTAGACTTCCAAAAGATGGAAGCATAGTGTGGAGTGCATCGTTCATTGGTCTTTTGCACTCTAGCCATGACCAAGAGTATAGTCCTTCTTTATTTCGGTTACTTGATAAAGTTCCTATTAAATATGAAGTTTGGACAATTTTAAACGTTCCAAAAATTGCTAATATAATAGAATCTGTTATAGCTATAAAAATTATCGTAATTGCATTCATGTAAATAATTTCTATAAATGATTTTCCTGCAAAATATGCTAATACTAATCCAATAAGCAGTAATAGACCTGACACTATACCGACATATAATGTCAGCATCTGCACAACACTGTTATTTTTTGCAGTAACATCTGGATCTGTTAATGACGATGGGTTAAAATTTTTTAAGTTTATTTCGTATTGCTTGATCATGCCGGGAGTAGAATTTACGCCTATTAGATCTGTAAATGTTTTTGTATAATCTTTTACTTCATTTGCTAAAGATAAGTTTTGAATGTACCTTACAAATGTCATGTAAAAAACTGTTATAAAAATTAAAAAAATTGAAACATGTATTAAAAGATCCGATATAAACTCTATCATTCTATTAATGGAAAGCCCGGAAATTATTCCTCGCATAATAAAATCAACAACTTTCTGGACCGGAAAAGAACCCTTAGCAAGAGCCATTGTAGACGGCCTGCTTGCATCTTCTTATCTCTGGATTTTCTGGGCACCATTCATAACTGGAATTGCTCTTCCGCTAAATACTGCATCAGTAAAATCTGCAATATGTTGGCTAAATTTAGATCATAAGAAGGAAGTTCCAGGCATTACGTATCTTCCAGGTACAACTTATCATAATGCTTCAAAACTATTGACCGATGATAATTCAGAAATGTATCCACAAAATGAACTTCCATTATCTATTTTGTGGATATGTGCTGTTATTTGGGTAATCTTTTGTTTTTGGTTAGCAAACACGATTATTAAATCAGCTGGTCTAATTTGGTGGGACGTAATGATATTTAATTTTATTGTTGCACTGTTTATAGCCATTATTGAAGTTGCTTTTTTTGCAGGTGTAGCTTTACAGTACAACCCATATGATTACCAGACGATATATGATAGTATTCTTCCACCTACATTAGATAGATTGAATGAATTTATTAGTGCCGATGAAGCACCATTTAAATGTCCTCCGGGAATGAAGTTTATCAACGTTAATCGTGGCACGGGGTGGTGTGGTTAGTTGTACTAACCTTTTTCAGTTTTTCTAGATACAGAATAGCATCCATCAATTCTTCCTGCATATGCTGAACCCACTGTAAAAAAGAAAGATCGGTCCGGTCCAAATTCGTTCCATACTTCTTTTGTCCGAACTCTGATCTTTGCTTGAAACTTGCAATTACTGAAGCAACTATAGAATCTTCCATTTTACTTTTGGGTGTTTCTACTAATTAAATGTCATCATACTCAGCTCTTCTTCATTTTCCTTGGACTCAATAAGTTTATTAACTTCATCGAGTTGTTCTTCGATAGGAGGAGGAGATTCTTCATCTCCGTCTGGGAACTTGGTTTCGTCAATCAAAATTTCAACAAGGCCAGTTCCGCAAGGAGGTTTCTGGCCGAACATGATGTTTGCGGAAACACCTTTCATATTATCAACTTCTCCCAGAATAGCAGCATTAAACAGGTGCTTTGCAGTCTCTTCGAACGAAGACTTTGCCAAGACTCCGTTCTCTGCATTCTTGCTCATTCCGTTACGGTCAACTTTAAGAAGGAAACCGGGATAGGTCATTGAATCAATAAGCATCATTATATGGTGGTAATCGATATCCGAGGATCCTTCAAAAGTAGTTGTGAATTCATCGAACAGAGCAATGCGTGCTGCCTCAATTCCGAAAATATCAAGAACTTCGTGAATGTCATTCGAGAAAGAACGTAGCGGATCAAGACCCGGAACCATTGCAAGCTCAAGAAGGGTTGAGCCTTCAATGTCAAGAACCCACTGTTCTTGGGCTTTGTATCCGCCGATCATTTCGTTATAAATAAGTTCATCCTTGACTTGGCGTGCATAAATACGACCAGCTCCTTCAATTCCAGACAATACAGTATCGAGAAGCTTTTCCTCAATGAACCGGAGAGAAAGAGCGTTTTTAACAACATCTTTTGGAAACGAGATGCGCATAACAAGTTTGTCGGGACTGTTAGTATTGCTGGGAATGCACTCAAACACTTTGAGAACTTTATTGTTGTTGATCTTGGTAGCAATCATAGGCATATCAATAACACTGCTGTGAGAAGCCATGAGCATCCGGTCAAACTCCAGCCGAATAATCCAGGGAGAAGCGCATCCGCTCTGAGTACTGGAAACCGAGAACTTTGCGTATGAATCCAGAATCTCGCGATCTTCTTTTACAGATGTGCTTCCTAGAAGGTAGTCGCCATCGTAATAGATACGTACGGATTTCGTGATATCTCTGAGAGTAGTTTTCTGCAACGATGATCGCTTTTTCATACTTTCGTCGCTCGAGCTGGCAATACTCCAATTCATATAAACAACATTCATGGGAGTCTTGGGATTCTTGGTAACTTCAAGAAGTTCGCGAATACGAGGTACTCCGGCCGTAGCATTGGCCTTAGCACTTCCTGCATTGTGGAAAGTGTTCAGAGTAAGCTGAGTAGTAGGTTCTCCAACAGATTGAGCGCCGAGAGTTCCTACCATTTCGCCCGAATGAACAGTTCCTTTAATACACTTGAAATGCACTTCCTTCATCATTTCGTCAAACATATCTTTCGAAAGACGCATATCGATAATAACTTTTTTGGGCGCGAAGAAGAAGCGCATAGCCATCTGCATAAGAATATTATGCTTGATAGAACTGTGTCCAGATGCCTTCTTAAGTTCTGAAACTACGTAATCTGGGGCCAAGTCAGTTTTTACAGAGTAGGGATTCGTATACTTTGCAATTATGCGCTTAAAGTTGACAGGTACTCGAATCACATCACTCTTTTTAAAGCGAATAACGTTCTTAATAAAAGCTTCACGGTCTTCTAGAATTTCATCAACGAGATCAGGAATCTTTTCAATATCGCCTTTCACGATTGATGGTAGGTCTTCTTTTGAAAGAGCAAAGTCGCGATAAATATCTTCAAGACTCATTTGCCCCAAAGACATTTCGACCTTTTCTACACAAATACTGTCAATGCCATCGCCGCCGTACTTGTACTGAACAATTGCGCCATTCACGTTTCGAACAGTGCCATCGTAGGCTACGTGAATATCTTCCATAGTCTTAACGAGTTTGCGCTGAATGTATCCGGAATCTGCGGTTTTAACTGCCGTATCAATAATACCTTCACGACCACCCATTGCGTGGAAGAAGAACTCGGCGGGCCGAATTCCTGAAATGAAACTGTTCTCTACAAACCCACGAGACTCGGCTGCATCGTCAAACTTCTCGAAATGAGGAAGGGTTCGGTGGTTCATGCTGTACTGAATACGTCGGCCTCCGATTTCTTGCTGCCCTACAAAGGTAGCCATTTGAGTAATGTTTTGCATACTTCCTTTTGAACCGGATTCTACCATTTGATACATTCGGTTATCCGGAGATAGTGAGGCTTTAGTCTCTTTAGTGATGTTCGAATTTATATCAGTCTTAATAACTGCCATAATTTTAGTTTCAAGTTCTTCACCGTCAGTTTTGCCACTGATATTAGTAAATGTTCCGGCGTGAACTGATGATAGAATTTCTCCAATTTTAGTCCGCCCCTTTTCAAATAGATCAAGAATAACTTCGTTTTTTTCGGCAGAAAGCATTAAGTCAGAAGTACCTACCGAGAATCCATAGAACATATTGAACTTCGTGACGATGTTCTGAATATTATTGATGAAATCACCAGCATGATTGTGTCCGAACTCGTTATAGATGAAGTGAACGATGTCTCTTGATGAACCGCTATTAATAAATCCTTTTGTAAGTTCTCCTTTTGAGATTTCAATACCTTTTTCCATATTCATGAGAGGAAGAGAACTAGAGAAGATTTCTTTGCCGGTATAGTCTGCGTTTTTACGCTTATAAGAACCCAGAAGGCGCTTAGTGCGCGCCAAAATATTCATGGCAATATGTTCAGGAACTTTCACTGAATCTTGAGTGATGCGGTAAGCTCCCGTAAGAGTATCTTGGAAAATTGCAATAATCGGAGATGAAGATTTAGGAGAAATTATTTGGCGAAGGACGCTCGCAAGATACTTAATCTCAGTTGCAGCCGCAATACTTTGGGGTACATGCATGTTCATTTCATCGCCGTCAAAGTCTGCGTTATAAGGCTTGGTGGCGCTTACATTGAGACGGAAAGTCGATACTGGCAGAACTTTTACACGGTGGCACTCCATAGATGCTTTGTGAAGCGACGGCTGGCGATTAAACAGAACAACGTCTCCATCCACAAGGTGCCGATTCACAACATCTCCCGGATTCAGATCGATCATTTCAGTGTTGAAGCGCAGACTCAAAGAACGCGAATCGTTCTTGAGAACGACTGATTTTGCACCTGGGTACTTGGATACTCCATTGCGAACATGAAGCATCAGGCGATCGCGGTTATAGATAGTAACAATTTCTGGAAATGTAAGATTCTCTGCAATTTCAAGCGGAACACCGAGTTCATCGAGATCGATGTTTGGGTCAGGCGTAATTACCGAACGGGCCGAAAAGTCTACGCGCTTACCCATCAAGTTTCCACGAACACGGCCAGTCTTTGCGCCCATACGCGCCTTGAGAGTACGCAGGGGACGCCCGGAGCGCTGGGCTGCCGGAGCAAGGCCTTTAATGTTGTTGTCGACGTACGTGGCTACAAAGTACTGCAATAGAGACGTGGCGCTATTAATAACTTCTGCGGACTCGCCTTTATCAATAAGATCGCGAAGACGCTTATTGTGACGAACAATTGAAATCAGAACGTGAGTCAAATCATCTTCCATTGTTTGCTTATCGTCCATTACTACCGACGGGCGTACTGTGAGAGGAGGAACTGCAAGAACCGTACAAATCATCCAATCAGGGCGGCTGAATTTTGGATTGAATCCCATTCGCTCGACGTTTCGATCAGTGATACGCTGAAAACAACGAAGAATCATTTCTACGTGGAGTTCAATCATATCCTCGGACTCGGACGATAATTTCCCGCGAAGATCGGCTACACTTCCTTCTTTCTTCTCGATTTTACGAATTATTGCAGTTCCGCAATGGCGACAAGCTTTAGATGATTTCTTTTCCTCTTTGAATTTGGCAGTAATTTCACGAAGATTGTTGAATCGCTCGAATCCAGTATAGAGTTTTTCAGAAGAATCGACATCTTCTTCGGGAATATAGAAGTTCGAACAGTTAAGGCATACAAGAAGTGCAATCTTTTGGATCATGTCAATGAACTGGTAGAGATAGACAGGTCTGGACATAGTGATATGGCCAAAATGTCCAGGGCATTCAATATTTGTGTGCTTGCATGTCGGGCAAATCTTTCCGTGATCAATTACTCCGAATCGAGGATCGAAAACGCCTCCCGAAACAGGAACTTCTCCACTTTGGTGAGCTTTATCGGTAATGACTTCAACAACACTTCTGCGCTGAATCTCCTCTGGGTTGGCGATGCCGAACTGAACTCCAATGATTCGGTCCCCCATTCTTATAGTATCTGAGTATTGTCTTTATACCGTTCCGTTTTTTAGGAAGTTATACATAAATGCAAAATATTCCTAATGGCGGAAGACCTATTCGATTCATACGTCTTGTAAGACC